TGCATTGGAAGAAGGGCTAGAAAGAATAACCCGAAGCCAGGAAGAAACGAGCTATGCCATTGCGGCTCGGGACTAAAATATAAAAAATGTTGTTTAAATAAGGAGAAATAATATGGGAAAGAAAATAGCAAGAGAAAAAATAACCACGGGGCAAGACAAAGAGTTTGTAAAAACATTCTTAAAGTTAACTCAAGAAATGATAAATGCAAAAACTGATAATGCGGGAGTAACAATTGAACATAACGGACTTAAGATAAGATTTAAGGTGCGGATTGCAGAAATAAAAGAAGTTAAATAAAACGATAAATAACTTTCTTCTCTTTCTTTTATATATTTTTCTTTCTTTTTCTTTTTAATAATATATATTAAATATTAAGAATAGTTTAAAGGTGAATATTTAAAAATTTGAGAAGTTAAGAGTTTTTTTAAAAAAGATGAGCAGGTTTGAGCAGGTTTGAGCAGGTTTAAGCACTTGTAATCACTCAAAAAGTGTGTTAAAGTATAATCAGCGAAAAGTAGAATTTAATAGAAGGCAACCAGAGATCTTGTAGTCTTGTATGGTTGTCTTTTTTATTGCTAGAAATATTTTAATAGGAGTAGTTAAGAAGGCTAATCCCCCTTTTCTTAACTGGGTAAACCCGATACCAACACTTAAAAGGGGTTTTTGGTGGGATTTTAAGTTGGTATAAAAAGGAAGATTTTTTATGAAAGATAATAATGCTGGATTATCAGAAAAACAAAAAAAGTTTTGTAGAGAGTATTTAAAAGATTTTAATGGAACACAAGCAGCAATAAGAGCTAAATATAGCAAAAAAACAGCAAATGAGCAAGCTTCAAGGTTGTTAGCAAATGTTAATATATCTTCTTATATTAAAGAGTTAACTGAAAAAATTGCTCAAGAAGATATTATGGATGTGAATGAGATACAGCAAAGGTTAACAAAAATAGCCAGGGGAGTTGTTGAAGAAGATGTAGTTGTAGTGGAAAATACAGGTGATTTTTGTAGCGAAGCAAAAGTTATAAAAAAGAAAGCTTGTATAAAAGATCAGACAAAAGCGCTTGAGTTGTTAGGTAAAACAAGGGGAATGTTTATAGATACTCACCAGAACTTAGAACCGCCGGTTGTGGTTGATGATATCCCAGGGGAATAATAGATGGGAAGAATAAGTTTAAAAGATTGTATAGGACCAGCTTTTTATGAAGTCCATAATTTTATTAAGAACGAAACTTATTCAGATTATTATCTTAAGGGTGGCAGAGCATCTTTAAAATCATCTTTTCCAAGCATAGAGATTGTTAAAGGGATAATTGAAGATCCATTAGCAAATGCTATGGCAGTTATGAAAGTTGGTGTAAGCATTGAAACAGGTGTGTTTGCACAATTCCAATGGGCAATAGACAAACTTGGATTAGAAGCTTATTTTAAACCAAACTTTCAAAAATATTATTTTACTTATATGCCAACGGGCCAAAAGATATTTTGTAAGGGTTGCGATGAAGCATCAAAGTTTAAATCAATAAAATTAGTCAATGGATATTTTAAATATCAATGGTTTGAAGAACTAGATGCTTTTGATGGAATGGAAGAAGTTAGAAAGGTTCAACAATCTCTAACTCGTGCCGGACTTGATAATGCAATAAGATTTTATTGCTATAACCCACCAAAAACAATGGACCATTGGGTTAATAAACACATTCTCAATTTACAAAAAGCAATCAATGATGGTGCGGTTACCCGCACCCTTATTCATCATAGCACATATTTACAAGTTCCGCCAGAATGGCTAGGTAAGCAATTCTTGCAGGATGCTGAAGTATTAAAGGCCACAAATCCTACAGCTTATGAGCATGAATATTTAGGGAAGATAACTGGAACTGGTGGTCAAGTGTTTAGCAATGTTAAGCAGTTAGATATGACATCAGAAGTTTTAAATAAATTTGGCGCCATAAAGCGGGGGTTAGACTGGGGTTTTGCAGTTGACCCAACAACAATGGTTTCGCTTTGGTATGATAGAAAAAACAAGGAGTTATATATTTACGATGAAATATACGAGTTTGGAATAAGTTTTGACAATTTAGCCAGAGCTATTAAGCCAAAGAATAAAGAAAATGGAATTGTTAGAGCGGATTCTGCTGAGCCTAGGTCAAATAATGAGCTAGTGCAAAGGGGAATAAATATTGCTCCAGCAAGAAAAGGTCCAGGTTCTGTTGACCATGGCATTAAATGGCTACAAGGCTTGAATTCAATTTTTATTGATTCTATTAAGTGTCCAAACATCTACAGGGAGTTTGTAGGCTATGAACACGAAAAAGATAAGGCTGGAAACTTTAGAAATAATTTTCCAGATAAAAACAATCATACAATCGATGCAACAAGATATGCGCTTGAAGATGAGATTGGCTTTGCTGCAGTTGGTGGTATGGCAAACTTTTAACAATTGGAGTAAAAACTATGTTGTATAATGATGATTTCTTAAAACCAGGTCAATTATTCCCACCAAGGTCAGAACTTTCACGACTGAAGGGATATTTGGATAACAAACTTTTGTTCGAAGGTAATACAAACAATGTTTTAAAGCCTTATATTGACAGAACCAGGGAAATAATTAAGAGTCTTACTAATGATGAGCCTAACCAAAATTATGAGTTTATCATACAGCCAAATTATTGGCAACTTTCAACTATTAAAACCGGTGATTTAATGGTAGGTGATCCACCAACTATTTCTATTGAAGGCAATAAAGATACCGATAAGACAAATAGAAGACTTGAGAAGGTGGACTTTCAAGAAAAATTAACAGAAAGTGTTTATGATATAGACCGGTGCGGAGAGAGTTTGTTTAGGTTCTTCAAAGATCCTGATGGAAACAAAAATTTTGTTGTTGCGGATCCTTCTACTTGGTTCCCTGTTGTTGAAAGTGAAAATCTCAAGAATATTACACAGCATATATTTGCTTGGATTGTTTGTGTTAAACAAGATCCTAATCATGAGTTTAAAAACAAATATAAACTATATGTGCAAAGACATTATCCAGGTAAAGATTATTATGATTTTGAAATTTATAATATTTCAGGAGTAGTATATAAGCAACATCGTGATGAACGAACAGATGAAGTATTTGATGGGATTAGGCAGTTTAGGATTGGTCAGTTAGATTCAAAAGAGAGAAAGGTTCATGGAATAAAGAATGGTGCGGTTATCCATATGCCAGGTGTAACAACATCTGATAACTTGCATGGCATATCAAACTATGAAAGGATGACTGAGATTGCCGCAGAAATTGCGGTAAGAACAACTTTAGGCGATTTTATTTTAGACCAGAATTCAGCACCAAGAATGGCTGCACCTTCATCAGCTTTCACAACCGATAGTGATGGAAGTTGGAAACTTAAAACAAGTGGAAGAAACTTTGTAGTTGAGCCTGGTGGTATGCAACCAGTTTATATCACTTGGACTGGGAATTTGGTTGATAATGAAAATGCAATAAAGCGCCTAAAGAAAGAGCTTATTGAAATGACTGAAATGGGCCCAGTAATTGATGGCGAAGAAATGAACAGCTCTCAAGGGTTTGATGCCTTAAATGTTAAGATGACAAATCCAAAACTAAAAGTTCGCAGGTTATCTTCTAAAATCATAAAGCCATTGAAACAGCTTATTGCAAAACTCTTGTGTGATGAATCAACTAGCGAAGAAGATATCTTTGATAAACTTTCAATTACCTTTAATGAAGGGTTGCCTGCTAATGAAAGTCAGGAACTAGAAAGGGCTACAAAGAAAAAGAGTTTGGGTTTCTCATTTAGAACTATTGCAAAAGAATATTTTAGTTATACAGATGAGCAGGTTGACAAAGAGATTGAAAACAACCTAGAAGAAAATATCAATCCAATGATGGGAGAATTCGGCGCAGCTCGTGGTGCGGATTTCCCACAAGAAGATGATGGTGGTGTAGATGCTACATAGTGATAGCAAAGACTTTCAAGATTTTGCAAAGGCTTATGAGAAAGCTGGACAAAAGATAGAAGAAGTGTTGATTAAAACTCGGGCCAACTCAGTAAATGAATATCAGATTAAAGTGCAGAAAGCTCTTGATGGTATTTCTATAAGTCTTAATCAAGCCAACAAGAAATGGGCTGAAAAAGACATAAAATCGGGCTATAATAAAGGCTCTGATTTGGTGGATAAGGAAACAAACCATAAACACACCGCACCTGATTATTCTAAAATAAACGATAGACCGCTTAATTCTTATATTCAATTGTCTTCTAGTGTTAGTATTGCAACAGAAAATGCAAAGAGATTTGTTAATCAAAAAATCGCAGAATTAGAGAGTAGTGGAGAAATTACAATCTCTAAAGTCAAACAAGAACTCTATAATAGTATGCGAAAGGAACAAAATGGTTTGCTTTCTGTTAGATATAGAGATGGAAAACAATTTCGCCTTGACAAATATGCAGAAATGACAGCCAGAACAACTCGTATTGAAACAGCAAACAAAGGGGTGTTTGACAGATGCGAAGATTTGGGTATTGATTTGGTGCGGTGCACAACGGTTCCTAACTGTTGTCCATATTGTAAAAAATATGAAGGCAAGGTGTATAGCATATCTGGTAAAGATAGTAGATATCCTGCACTATACAAAACG